GGTTACTTTGTCATTGCAGGCCACAAAGCCACCTTCGCCCATGGTGATGTGATGTGCTGGATAAAAGCTGCAGCTTGCCATTTCACCAAAGCTGCCCAGAAGTTTACCATCATAGGTTGTGCCTAGCCCATCACAGCAGTCTTCTAATAGGATTAGGTTATACTTGTTGACCAACGCCATTAACCGATCCATGTCAGGTGGATTGCCCAGCACATGAGCAAAAGTTATGACCCTGATATCTGGGTTACTGATCAGAACGTCTTCGACCTGATCCAGATCCAGATTAAGTGTGTCGAGCTCGATGTCTACGAACACTGGAGTAAAGCCCACTTGCAGGGTAGGGTTGAGTGTGGTTGGAAACCCTGCAATGGGCATGAGCACTTTCGTGCCCGGGGGAAGGTTATGTCCGCGTTTTGACTTCAACGCTGACATCATTAAGAGATTAGCACTTGATCCACTATTGGTTAGGACACCATTGCTTTTATCAAAGTATCTGGGAAATTTATTTTCAAAGCGAGCGCAGTCATTGCCCATGACCAACCAACCATCCAGCAGTTTGCCTACGGCTGCGGTAATTTCTGCTTCATCATATAATGGACCAGCATAGTTAACAAAATCTTCGCCAGCAGTCCAGGTCTTGTTGGCATTCTTTTCCTGTATGTACTTCTCAACCAATGATAAAATTTCTTGTTTCATCACAACCCCTATTATTTAATAATTCGTTCTTTGTATTCTTGTACTAGTTTTTTGCGTTCATTGGGCTGAGTGCCTGGCCAATGCACAAACCAATCGCCTGACTCCCATTGACCTCGTTCACCATTAACATCTACTTTTTCCTTGTAGTTCCAAGGAGCTACTTCATACATTTTATATTCATAACTGTTCATGAAATGCTGCGGCATGATCATGACATCGTCATCATACTGTTCCATGATGTCCAGCATGCACTGCTGTTCTTTAAACTGATGGCTGGCATACTTGGGCATGTTGTCCATGATGGATTGCAGCCAGACTCGAGCTCGGTCAGTATTCTTGATTAAAATACTATCACAGTTGATGTCAAAGTTAAAATCCGAACTCATGATTACGCTAACATTAGGAAATCCTAATCGTTCTACTTCGGCGATTTTGTCTTCAATGCGAGTTGTAAAGTTAGTAACCAGACTATCTGTGCCGGTCCACCAGAGCCAGGTTATATCTGGATAGGCTTCAAAACTATCTAAAATAAATTGTATTTTTTCAAAGCCTGGTTCAAAACCATAAAAGTCTTCGGTCTTGGCCAGATAAGCATAGCCATGTTTTTCAGCATACTGGACCTTGTTGCCTTCCCAGGTTTCGTCGGCTAGTTCTTTATACTTATCATCGTGCATTGTCGCTAATACTATCATGTTAATCACCATTTAAAATTAATTGGATTTCTTGCATTTTTGTTACGAGTTTAGTACCCCACAGATCCCAAACTGTGTTGTCCAGTACATCATTGTAGTCATAATCATGAAATACGCTGTCAGGTATCTGAGCTCCTGGTGCATCGGGTGCACGATCTGCTGTTGAACCCCGAGCCTGTTTTACGGTTTTAAAATACTCCCAGCTCTTGCACTGATAATGATTGATCCTCAGTGGTGTATGTATGACTGGTTCAGCAGGATTATGGCCGGCCCAGGCTGGTATTAAATTGCCGGCTAGATTATAGGTTCCATGTTCGGTTGTGAATATGTGTGGATTGGTTCCCCGAACTGCTCCGGCTAGGCCCTGTCCACGTACAATGCTTTTGTAATGATGGTTAGTGCTAAGGTCTGCATGACCACGATGGTTAAAATCGCGTAAAACATATTCTGGATCAGCAACATGGCCACTAGACCCATAAGCGCACCAATTAACACCAAGAGCACTTCCCTTAAAGTTTTTTTCGTATTCATATAATATATCCTCAACGGTTCGACCAGTATCACTAAAATAAAATTCATCCATGTCCGCAAAGATTAACCAATCTACTGTGGGCAATACTTGGGTCAGTGCATGCTCCAGCATGGGATAATGTACATTATACCCTGTTCTGTAGTGAATGTCAATACTATAACCAGCAGCCTTCAAACGTTCCCAGATGCTCTGAGTATCATCGGTGCTCTGATGGTTATAGATGACAAAATGATTTACACCATTGAGTAAATAATAACTAAACCATTCTAAAATATATTTTGCTTCGTTGCGTTGCATGCTAGCAACAGCAATTTTACGCCCAGACGTCGTTCCAATTTCCACTTAAAGCACCTTTTGCATAATCTGTAACACGGTTTTCAAAAAAGTTACCATGAACCGGAGCATTAATCATCTCTTCGACCCAGGGTAACGGATTGCGTTTGCGTTTAAAGATGCCCTTGAGTCCCAGGCTGATCAATCTGCGGTCAGCAATGTATCGAATATATTCTTTTACATCTTCCTGTTTAAGGTCACGCATTTCAGCATTGGCAAAACTTAATTCAATAAACTTGTCTTCAAGTTCCACCATCTTTTCTGCTATGGTATATATGCGACTTTTTAGGTCGTCGTTCCAGATTTCGTTGTTCTCTTTGATAAACTCTTTGAACAACTTGATCATGTTCTCTGCATGCATGGTTTCATCCACGATTGACCAGGTAACAATCTGGCCCATGCCCTTCATCAAACCATGACGAGGAAAATTAAGAAGCATAATAAAGCTACTAAAAAGCTGCATGCCCTCTGTAAAAGCACTGAAGACGGCGATGTGTGTCGCAGTTGAAGCCGTGTCACCGTTTCTCGAACTGAGGTCCGTAACATAATCGTGTTTGTCCTTCATGGCCTGGTATTCCAAGAACTCGTTATAGGTGCTCTCGGGCATGCCCAGGGTTTCGATTAGATGACTATAAGCAGCAATATGCAGTGCTTCACGAGCTGCAAAGCCCATGAGCATCATTCTAATCTCGGGTTGTGGGAAATAGGGCAGATAGTTTTTAACATATCCACCGGCTACGTCAATGTCACCCTGAGTGAAAAAACGAAATATGTTGGTTAGAAAATGTTTTTCTTCCGCAGTTAATTTCTTTTTCCAGTCTTTTACATCTTCCATCATGGGCACTTCGGTATGTAACCAATGTGCCTGTTCGTGCTTGAGCCAGCTGTCATAGGCCCAGGGAAAACTAAATGGTTTAAAGAAGCTACGTTCTTCAGTTAGTTTATATTTTTTAGTTGTCATACTAGTTGCACCAGCTAGATTTAGCTTCGCCAAAGTATGGACGAGCTAGATTATTTTTAATCAGCAACTGACTTAATCTCTGACCATCCAAGATGACATCTCCTAATACGCGTCCACCAAATTTGTCCCAATCTACTAACTCAACTTGAATCTGTTTAGCATTGGCTACGGCTTTTTTAGTAAATTCTGTTGCTGCAGCACCACCTGCTGCTTCTCGATCACATTTGGCACGAGGAGCTTTTTCTGGAGTATCTACACCCAGAATACGTATACTTAATTGCTGTTTAAGTGGAGCTGGTAAATATGGAGCTTCTATGACTACTGTATCACCATCTTTGACTGCTGTAACTTTAAAATTGTGTATGACACCTGCAGCAGGCTTAGCCCAGCTACTAGTGAGGGGCATCAATACGAGTGTGGGTAATAACGCTGCTAATAAAAGAATTTTTTTCATGGTTGTCCTTGTTGATTAGTTCTGTTGAATGTTGTGGTATTTCTTGGACAGGATCGGATAGATTACGTTTAAGAGCTTCTAGCTCATAGGTTCGTTTTCTAAGATCGCTGCTACTGTATGTGTGTTCTCTTGGATGATAATATAATTCTATGCCTCTGTCAATACAGTACTGTTTGCCTGTAAAGTCTCGGTTTAGATATTCTTCACTTAGAAAGCGTATGTGAATGGTCTGTGTCATGATCAGATTTAATAACTCAGCTTCGGTATCATAAACTAGGATCTCATCAACATAACGACAGGCCTGTAACTGCACGTATCGTTCATAAATGCTCTGCACGGGTCGATTCTTTACGCCTGGGCGATCCATGGTTGGGTCGGTCTGCAGAGCTACTTTTAAATAGTCGCAGCGTTCCTTTTCCATTTTAAGCATGGTAACATGTCCAGCATGTAATAGATCAAAACTACTGCAGTTAAATCCTATTTTCATTACCAATGTTTCCAAATGTTAAGTATAATATGTATGCAGGTTATCATTTCAACTGCGCGGAAAAACCACCAAACTTTAGGATTGTTCATTTAAATAAAGGCCCATGTGCCCAGGTAACCAGGCTGTATCTGCGACCTGATTTAACTGGAGTTACTTCGTGTAGTATGTTGCTGGGAAATACTATCACAGTGCCTCGTTCCCGGGGTACTGTCAGTGGCTTTTTATGACCTACATGCAGTTTTAAATCGCCACCAGTATAATCATCGGGGTCAGATAGCTGTATGGTCATGCTTAACTTACGACTGGTCATCTGACTGACTATGCCATAGGCACAATCTACATGAGGACCATAAAATTCTCTGCGTCCAGCATCATAGCGAGTAAATTGTAAAGGCTCAAACTGATCTAAATCAAATCCATAGTTTTCCTGATTTAATTTAACAAACCCTGCAATTATGGTGTCAAATATCCATTGACTTTTTTCTGTTGGATAAATCCAGCTGATCTTACAGGTTCGAGTACGTGAATCATTTTCACCCTGAGCCAGCCGACTTTCTTCCTGGATCTGTTCATAGCCTAGATCTATGATGCTGTTTAATTGAGCCTCGGTAAATACCCGAGCCGCAACAAACGGTTCTATTTTTGCTTCGCGAAGTTTCAATTATTCCTCTTGTAATACTGCTTTTTTTGGATAGGGAACATAATTAAAATTAATATTACATCTTACCCGTTGATCCGTACATGTTGTGCTTTTATGCAAAATATCAGTATTAAATTCAACAAACCTATTAGCAACAGAATCGACAATCAATCCATCTTTAAAAATTGTTTTGCCATTGTTATCATTAACATAATACATAGCAGTTTTAAATTTAACATTTTCATAATCTGTATGATAATCATGTTCCACTATAGTTTCAGTTCTTGGATAAAGATTGGCTTTTATTCTAAGAATACTAAGTGGATTAATTTTTTTTAGTATTGGATCTAATATAGAAAAAAGTTGAGAATTCTGAGTATTATTATCATAAAATACATGAGCAAACGCAAAATCATCTATACTCTTTATACTAGTAGTATGGTATGAAGTTGCTAATATACTATCCCGATAATACCATGGAAAATTAGCAGATAATAAGTTAGTACTAATTATGTTATGTGCATCTTCTGGTAAAAAATTATCGTATATTTTATAATGTATACCTTCAATCATTTTAACCCTCGCAGGCCAAACACTCGTTGCCTTCGGCCAGAGCAGTTAGATCAATTTCCTTGATGACTTCGCGTTCAATGCGTTTGCTTACCTTGTCTGCCTTGGCAATTTTATCGCTGCGGCAATAATACATGGTCTTCAAACCGGCCTTCCAGGCCTGGAAATGAACTGCATGTATGTATTTGATGTTACTGTCTGGGCGGAAGAATACATTTAGACTCTGGGCCTGGTCTATGTATTCCTGACGATCTGCTGCATGCTGTATGATCCAGCGTTGATCAATCTCCATGGCAGTCTTGAACACATCTTTGGTATATTCGTCCAGATAGTCCAGATGCTGTACAGATCCATCATTGGCAATAATACTGCTCCAGGCTTCGTCATACTTGTCGCCGGCCTTTTGTTTTAGAATAACGTCCAGATACTTGTTCTTGTTTAAATGACTGCCACTCAAAGTGTCTTGACGGTAAGCATTAGCACGATAAGGCTCAATACTAGGACTGGTGTTGCCCATGATGATGCTTGTACTAGCATTAGGAGCAATGGCCAACATATGACTAAAGCGTAATCCTGTGCCAGCGGCATCAGGGGCTTCTCCTCGTTGCGCTCCGAGTTTTTTATTGGCTTCATCTAGATGTTTCCTTACATGATTGAAGATGCGTTTATTTAAACTAACAGCTAATGCACTTTCCCAGGCAAGATTTTTTCGCTGCAATAAAGCATGCCAGCCAAGAGCACCAATGCCAATGCTCCGCTCCCTAGCAGCACTGTACTTAGCCCTAGAAATAACATCAGGAGCATTATCGATAAAATATTGAAGAACATTATCAAGCATTTCTGCAATGTCTGCAAGAAACTGTGGATTATCTTTCCAATCATCAAAATACTCCAGATTTAAACTACTTAAACAGCACACAGCTGTTCGTTGTTCGTTGGTAGGTAAAATAATTTCACTACAGAGGTTGCTTTGATGAATACGAAGACCCTGATCTTTTAACCATTGAGGAAGGCGTCGATTAGATTCATCAATAAAATGCAGATAAGGTTCACCAGTCTGCATGCGCATTTCTAAGATGCGCTGCCAGAGTTCTCGGGCACTGACAGTTTCACGAACATCTCCACTATGGGGGTCTCGTAGTTGCCAGCTATCATCGGCATCTTTATCCAACATGCAGTTTTCAATAATCTGCATGAAGTCATCAGTAATGTTAATGCCATGGTGTAGATTAAGACAGC